GGCTCGGAGATGTGTATAAGAGACAGGCTCAACTTGTTTCTATTTGCGCGATCAGGCGGGTGCCGCAGGCACCTGCCAGCGCTACCCGCAGCCACGCAGAACGGCTGCTTCATATTGGTGCGGCGAACACAAGGCGAAAGAAGAGCCGAAACCTGCACCGAAACGCAAACCAACGGGAAAGAAAAATGCCACAACTAATTAACGAAGACGCCGACGTTTACTTTGCTAGGGAGGCTCTATCGAAGAGCGGGGCAACTGCCCTCCTCCGTAGTCCAGCCCACTACCTCGCCCTGGCCGACATGCCAAAACGTGAAACACCGGCTATGGCTTTCGGCACGCTCTGTCATGCCATGATCTTGGAGCCAGAGACCGTCGACGACCTCTACATTGCTGCTCCCAAGTTCGATAGGCGCACTAAGGTTGGCAAGGCCGGTGCCGAACAATTTCAGGAGCAATACGCTGGCAAGGAGATGATCGATATCGATATCTTTCAGAAGGCCCAACGTGTTGCGGAAGCGGTACGCAATCACCCAACAGCCGGGGCTTTGTTAGTGGACGGTAAAGCCGAGCAAACAGCGCTGTGGGATCAGCACGGCGTCGAATGCAAGGCCAGGATTGATTACACCACTGGCAACAGCATTGTCGACCTTAAAACCACACACGATGCCTCGCCAGACGAATTTATTAAAACGTGTGCGCGCTTCAAGTATCACATGCAAGCTGCGCATTACCTGGATGGCCTGGAAGCGATCACTGGATGGGAGCCAGACAGCTTCACCTTTATTGCCGTGGAGACAGAAGCACCGTTTTCTGTTGGCGTGTACGAGCTGGACCGGCGATCGATAGAAGGTGGTCGTGAGCTTATGAAACGTGCCGCTGAGGTGTATAAGGTCGCACTTAGCCACGACCCAGAAGCTTGGAAAAGCTACCCGGTTGAGAAGGCCGTGCTTTCTCTACCCGGCTGGGCTTTGCCGAGCATGGATATCCTTTAATCACAGCCACGCCTTGCGCGCTGGTCGGAGAGTAGATTATGAAAGCAGATGCACTATTACAAAAAGCCGCTGAAGTTGTCGGCGGAGACAGGGCGCAAGCGCATGGCAGCATGGAAGAGACACACCAGCTTATCGCTGATTTTTGGCAGCTTTATCTCGACAATAGGCGCGAGAAAAAGAAGCCTCTTACTGCACACGACGTGGCCATGATGATGGTTCTCTTAAAAGCAGCCCGGTCGCAGCGTGGCCGGTTAGAGGTGGACGACTACCTGGACATGGCTGGCTACATCGGATGCGCTGCGCAGATGGTATTTGGCAAGCCGATTGTGCCAACTGTAACGATACCAGGAGCAAAGACATGATACTCACTGACAGCGACATGGCGCTGGATGCTATTGAGCGCAAGCGCAACATTGCTGGCATAAGCCAGCGGGAAATGGCAAAGCGTGCTGGTCTATCGAAAAACGCCTACTGGTACATGGCCAATGAGGGCTCCGACTTGCACGTCAAGTCTCTGATTAGCTTGGCCGAAGCTGTAGGGATGAAGCTTACGTTGACTGATGCCGATCAATGATCCTTGGCATTGATCCTGGCGCATCTGGTGCCTTGGCTTTCTTTGAGCCGTTGGAAGGGCTGACGGTCATTGATATGCCGACGCTGGAAGTGAAGCGTGGCGGTAAAGCAAAGCGTGAAATCTCCCCAGCAATGCTGGCTGCTGAAATCCGATCGATGGAGCCTGACGCTGCTGTAATCGAAAAAGTGGGCGCAATGCCGGGTCAGGGAGTTTCGTCCATGTTCCAGTTTGGCCGGTCAGTCGGCATGGTGGAAGGTGTGCTTGCTGCACTGCAGATCCCGTATGATTACGTCACACCACAAACATGGCAGAAGGCAACTGGGGCCAGGGGTGGCAAAGATGCATCCCGGCTTCGGGCAATGGAAATTTATCCTGCCTACGCAAACGAATTTAGGTTGAAGAAACATGACGGACGCGCCGACGCGAGCTTGATTGCGTGGTACGGCGTCACACGGAACGCCTAGTAGAGCTGGCGTAAAGCTCTACCCGTGCCGACGGTTTCGGTAGCTGTAAACGAAAAAAGGAAACACAGCATGTTAAACTTTCCAAGTAGCGGGGGCGGTCAGCCCTGGGCTCGCATAGACGGGCGCAATGGCATGATGACGGTTAGCGGTCCAGATGATCAGCACACCTTCGACATGAAAAACAAGGTGTTTGGCTTCAACATCAAAGGAGCCAAGCAGGGCTGGTTGGCGCTGGCTAATGGACGCGACTGGCAGCCAATTGAAAACGGGCAATGGGGCAACCCACCAACGCCAGACCACAATCCTGGTGTCGAGATCGAGATCTATAGCAAGATTGAAGATTTCGGTGATAGCCCAGTCAGGGTTGCGTCAGCTTCGTCCAAGGCTTTCACCTCGTTTATCTCTGCTGTTGCTCAGAAGGCAGGCAGCGACCTGCCAGATGATGCGTGGCCAACCATCCGCGTTGATAGCGTCACAACTGTCAAAGTCGGCAAAGGTTCGTCGATCGATATCGCATTCACGATGGCACCACGAGATAAGTGGTACCGTGTAGAAGAGGACGCTGCACCGCAGCCTTCTGCAAAGCCAAAGCCTCTTGTTGAGCAAGATACTCTTGGCGACGATGCGGAGTTCTAGGTAAAAAAGAGCCCGGTACCGTTTCAGCGATACCGGGCTCAATTCCAAGGGAGAGACACGCCAATTGCCGGGGAAGCGGCTATGACGGAGCAGAGTATGAACGAAATGAACATTGAAAGCAACACGGCCTACTTTATGCACCTAGCCTTCAGCAGAGGCGGAGCCGACAACGTGGACTTGGAAGCGAAGCGCTACAGCATCGAGGACTTCGCCAAGCGTTTAAGCAAGCCACGCATCGCTGCCAAGGAAGGCTCTTACTATATCAGGGGCGGCAATCTTGCAGAACCGAGACGCGCAGACGCTAACCTTTTAACAGCAGAGCTGATCATCCTCGACGGAGACAGCCGCATCGATCCAGAGACCGGCGAGGTGCTGTCTGGCGCGCCGCCGTTGGATGCAGTCTGCGATGCACTGGATGAGCTGAACTACACATACGTCGCGCACACGAGCCACAGCTATCGGCCTGGTGAGACCTGGAAGTACCGCATCGTCATGCCTGCACGGCTGGGTGATCAGGAGGCGCTTGCCGCCAGCGTGGATTACGTCATCGATCAACTGCACGACAGAAACGTGTGGCTCAATGACGTGGTCGAGAACCGCAGGTGGAGCCAGGCGTGGTACTTGCCCAGGGTCACAGATGAAGAGGCGCGGCTTGCTTTTCGCCACAGGCAGAACCTCGGTGGCCGCACGTTCCCTGTAAGAGATGCACTGGAACACGCAGCCGCCAAACGCCGAGCTGCGGAGGCCATTGCCAAGGCACGCCAGAACCCGTTGCCAAGGCCATCGTTGGGCCAGGAGCGCGAGAGCGTCATCGAGACATTTAACAGAGAACACGGCTTTGACTGGGTCCACCAGCAGCTTGAGGCAGCAGGTTACACGTTCAAGTACAAGAAGGGCGACGACTATCGTTACCTTCGACCTGGCAGTGAGACAGGCATGGCCGGTGTGTGCGTGTTCAAGGGTGCGCAAGGCGACTGGTGTACTTACTCGCATCACGGTGGCGCAGATCCGTTGTCAGGCAAGCTCTGTGATCCGTTTGAGCTATACGCAATATTCCAGCACAGCGGCTCGCGCTCAAATGCAGCGCGCTGGCTTTTACGCGAACGTGACAGCAGTGCATTGGTGGCAGCACAGAAGATAACTGACGCAATAGCGTACGCTCAGAGCGCCGTGGAAGCCAACGCTGAAGTAGAGGACGCTGACACACACGAAGAGCAGGACGCCACTCCAGAGCCCTCTGAGCAACCGCAGGAGCGATTGCCGAGGATCAGGGTGGAGCTGGAAGAGGATATGAAGAGCGAGCCTGTGCGATGGCTCGTGGACAACCTGATCCCAGCTGGGGGGCTTGTGGGGCTGTTTGGCCGTCCAGGCAGCTACAAGAGCTTCGTCAGCCTCGCCATTGCCGGTGCCGTGGCTTCGCATACCGATTTCCTTGGTCGCTCTACAGAGCCTGGGGACGTGGTGTACGTCGCTGCAGAGGGGGGCTCAGGCTTGAAGAGGCGTACCACTGCAATGCGGATGCGTCATGGGCTCGACTTTGAGGGTCGCCTGGGCTTTGTACGGGCGCAGCTTGACCTCAGATCCAGTGTCGATGACATGGAGCTGCTGATTGAGGCCATCGCCAAGACAGGTCTCAAGCCAAAGTTGCTCGTGTTCGATACACTGAACAGGCTCTATGGTGGCGGTGACGAAAACGATGCAGGTAATATGTCAGCGTTCCTCAGCATCATTGGTGGCCTGCAGCAGGCGTTCGATGGAGCCACAGCTATCGTCGTGCATCACCAAGGCCATGCTGAAGCCAGGATGCGCGGATCGTCGTCGTTGCTCGGTGCAGTGGACACAGAGCTGCATGTAACCAAGGTTCTGGAGACCGAGACCAGCAGGCTGGGTCAGTTGGCCGTCACCAAGCAAAAGGATGGCGAGAACAACGTCATAACGTCATACAGCATGGAAATCGTCGGCACTGATCCCATTGATCCACACGAGACCAGTCTTGCTGTAGTCCTGGCTGAGGATGAGCAGATGCCCGTCAATAAGGCAGCCAGGCGTACCAATGACGAAAAAATTGCACTGGATGCACTGCATCATGCTCTCATGCAATTCGGTAGACCGGCGACTTCATCGCTGATGCCTGCTGGCGTGCAAATCGTGGAAGAGAAACACTGGCGATCGGAGTTCTATGCACGGCGTCCTGGCGACGGTCACGAGGACAAGAAAAAGGCCATCGAGGCGACGAGAAAGGCATTCGGGAGAGCTCGATCACGGCTCATTGGGGGCAGTGAAATCGGACATCGAGACGGACAATACTGGGTCAATCAATATAGGCAAGACATCTTTGAGGACACGAAAAATGAGTTCTAGCGGGACAAAAACGGGACAGAAAAATAGGCAAGCGGGACATTTTCACTGCTTTTGCCCAGATTACAGTGCATTTAGCGGGACAATGCGGGACAAAAACGGGACAGAAACGGGACAAAAACCACAGAAATGGGACAAATCGGATACAATTTAGCGGGACAAACGGGACACACCCCTAAAGGGGTGTCCCTTGTCCGCCTAAATCCTGTCCCATTTTCGTTGTCCGGTAACTTTGGAAGAGGAGTAGAAATAAGTGGACGGAATAGACGCGCTGATACATCCGCGCGGGGTAGGTGTCGATGCTGCCCTGGCGACGGTCGACGAGGTCGCTCATGCCATGGAGCGCAAATGGGGTGTGGGTAGACTGGAGCGGCTAGTGGAGCCAGATCTCGCGGCCAAGTTCGTCAGCGCCCAGGAGAAGCTGAATAAGGCTATCGGAAGCAATGACGTGGCCGAGGTGATCAAGCGCGCCGAAATCATGCGTCGGGGATGGGTGGCACTAGATGCCGCTGCGGAGGCCGCTGGAGCGTCGTCTCTGCCGGAGGGTACTTGGACTACGGAATTTAAGGGACAGCACTACACGATCGTTTTAGAGGGCATAGACGCGCTCTCAGTGGCCAGTCGAGCGCCAGATCCCTCAAAGGTAGTCACGATGCACGAATTGCTGGTCGCGTGGACAAGCTTTTCGGGGCTCGATATGCTGACGCAGGCCAAGCTACAGTTTCCCGGGGCAGAGATGACCGAGATACTGGATACACGGGGCGCGAGCCTCAATGACGATGTTCCGTTTTGAGGGGTGAGGTATGCCGGTTAAGAAACACGAGAAAACGCCAGAGCTGGTCGACGAAATCCTTGCGCAGATGGTCGAGGGAAAAAGCCTTACTGTGATATGCAAACAGAAGGGAATGCCGAGCGTTGGTACTGTGTATCGCTGGATGGCGGAGGACGAAGCCCTCTCGGAGGGCTACGCACGCGCGACCCAGGCCAGGGCTCGAAGCTACGCAGAACGCATGGAAGACGTTGTAAATCAAGCACTTAACGGCGAAATCCGCTCAGACGCAGCTCGTGTGGCCGTGGATGCGTACAAATTCATCACAACCAGGCTGATGCCGCAGCTTTACGGAGAGCGCCAGACGGTGGACGTGAACGTGCAGCACACGCATTCACTGCACCACGAGGCTCTGAAACGGCTGACAGAACGTGCTGCGGGTACAGATGTCGGGTACATTGATGCTGACTACCAGGAAATCCCCAATGAAACCAAGGCTTTGAGCAAGAGCGACACAATAGATGATATATTGAGAGGGGGTGATCCTGATGGTAACCAAGACAACTGTTGCGTAGGCAACAATCCTGAAATAGGTCAGGGTCAGGGGGGTCGGAGATCGAAAAAGGTGGCTGAGACCCCCCGGGGGGTCGACCACCCGGAGGGGGCGGCGACGATGGCGACCCCCGCTCCCTCTCCAC